CATCAAAACATACGGAGCCTAATGTATGCAAAACGCAAAACAAGAAGAACTTTTTGAAGAAGTGGAGGTAATAGATGACGCAGATAAAGAGGAAAAGGGGTCGCCCACCCAAAATCAAACTGTCGGAGATACCGAAGCCACAACCGAAAATCAAAAAGAGTTGGTGGCAGATGATGATGACTTGTCTGAATATTCCGACTCTGTTAAGAAACGTATTAGCAAACTTACGAATCGCTTTAGAGAAGAAGAGAGACAGCGAAAAGCTGCACTCGATTATGCAGAATCTATCAAAAAACAAAACGAAGACCTCAAAGCGAGGTTAGATAAGTTAGATAATAACTACGTTGGTGAGTTTGATAATAGAGTAACTGCACAAGCTCAAGCAGCAAAAGAGGCGTATAAAAAAGCGTTAGAGTCTGGTGATGCAGACGCTTTATATGATGCACAACAAAATATTTCTAGAATTGCTATGGAAGAAGCAAATCTAAAAAGGTTAAAAGCAGAGCGTGAAGAACAAGCAAAAAAACAAGAAACTGCACAAGCTCAACCACAAGCTCAACCACAAGCTCAACCAAAACCAGATCCTAGAGCCGAAAAATGGGCACAAGAAAACGAATGGTTTGGTCAAGATCAAACAATGACTTATGCAGCTTTTGGTATACACAAAACATTAATTGAGCAAGAAGGATTTGACCCAAACACCGAAGAGTACTACACTGAACTCGATAATAGAATTAGATCCGAGTTCTCACATAAGTTTTCGGATAACAGAAAGACTAATGCTCCTAGAGTTGCCTCTGCTGGTAACACAGCATCAAGGTCAGGAGTAAAGAAGAGTAGAACAGTCAAACTGACTCCATCGCAAATTGCGATAGCAAAAAGATTGGGTGTTCCTTTAGAAGAATATGCAAAGCATGTGAAGGAGTAAGAATATGGCTACTACAAACAGAATTTCACGAGAGACCACAAGTCGTGCAAATACCTCAAGGAGAAAACCTTGGCAACCTCCAGCAAAATTGGATGCTCCCCCAGCTCCAGATGGATATGAACATAGATGGATCAGAACCTCCATTCGTGGCGAAGAAGATAAATCAAATGTTTTTTCCAGAATGAGAGAGGGATGGGAACCAGTCAAAGCCGAAGAATACGGTGATGTGGCTGCAAAGTATCCAGTTATTGAAGAGGGTAAAAACAAGGGAATTATTGGTGTCGGTGGTTTAATGTTGGCACGAATACCCACAGAAACGGTGCAAGAGAGAACTGAATATTTTCGGGAGCAGACCCGCAATCAAATGACAGCCGTGGATGAAAACTTGATGAGGGAACAACATCCCTCAATGCCTATCCATAAACCAGATAGGCAAAGTCGTGTAACTTTCGGTAAAGGAAACAAAGTTTCTGATATCGAGTAACTTTAGAAGGAGCAATAGATGGCTAACATAAACGTAGCTTTCGGATTTAAGCCAGTTGGAAAACATGGTTCAAGTCCAGCGACTCAAGGTACGAGTCAATACTTTATTGCTAGTAATGCTTCCGCGATCTTTCAAGGTTCACCAGTCAAAGCCGAATTAACTGGCGGAACTATTCAGATCGCTTCTGCAACTGGTAACGGAGACCAATTAGTTGGTGTCTTTGCTGGGTGTGAGTTCGTGGATGCAACCACTGGCAAGTTGAGGTTTAGTAATACATGGCCTGGAAGTGGGTCAGCTAATACTAACTTTGATATCAAAGGGTTTGTGTATGACGATCCCTCACAGAGATTTATAATCGCAAGTGACGGAACAAACACTGACAGAGCAACTGCTAAAGCAGATATCTTCAAAACTGCTGATATAGCAAGTGGAACAAGTGGTAATACTACCACTGGTATTTCTTCTGCTGTACTAGATATATCAACTGCTGAAGATACAGATACATCAAATGTGGTTATGATTTTAGGTATCCACGAAGATGTAACTAATGCTGATCACAGTGCTGCTGGTGTTTCTTACATAGTGAAAATCAACAACCATGCGTTAAGCGGATCTGACGCTGACGCTACTGCATCTTAAGGAGGGTCTAGTATGGCTATTTCAAGAGCACAACTCGCCAAAGAGTTAGAGCCTGGCTTGAACGCTCTCTTTGGTATGGAGTATAATAGGTATGAAGGTCAACATGCAGAGATCTATGACACAGAGGCTTCAGATAGAGCCTTTGAAGAAGAGGTCATGTTGAGTGGTTTCGGAGCAGCACCTACTAAGCAAGAAGGTTCTGGTGTCACATTTGATGATGCAAACGAGGCTTACACTTCAAGGTATAACCATGAAACTGTCGCAATGGCGTTTTCAATAACAGAAGAAGCTGTAGAGGATAACCTCTACGATAAGCTGTCTGCTCGTTATACGAGAGCACTTGCCAGATCCATGGCTCATACTAAGCAAGTGAAGTCAGCGAATGTACTAAATAATGCGTTTACAGCTGGAGCAACTGCTGGTGGTGATGGTAAAGCCTTATTAGCAACAGATCACCCATTAACAAATGGTGGTACGTTTGCTAACGAGCCAACTGTCGCAGCGGACCTTAACGAAACATCTTTAGAGGATGCTTTGATTAAGATTGCAGGTTTTGTGGATGAAAGAGGATTAATTATCGCTCTAAGAGGTATGAAGTTAATCATTCCTAGACAATTACAATTTGTCGCAGAGAGATTATTGAACTCAAATCTAAGACCTGGAACAGCAGATAATGATGCCAATGCTATAAGGAACATGGGAATGTTACCTCAAGGCTATGTCATCAACGATTATCTAACTGATACAGATGCGTTTTTCATTAAGACTGACGCACCTAATGGTCTTAAGCACTTCGAAAGGATGCCAATGGCAACTGCTATGGATCCAGATTTCGACACAGGTAACATGAGATATAAGGCTAGAGAGAGATACTCCTTTGGTTTTTCAGATCCTCGTTGTCTGTTTGGTTCACCTGGAGCGTAATAAAAAAATTACGTTTTATAAGGGCGACTATTTGCAGTCGCCCTTTTTTTATGTATAATAAAAGTACCTTGACGAAGAATTAACTTCGACAACAGCCAAGACAAGGAGATAGACATGGCTAATTCAACATTCTCAGGTCCTATTAGATCTGAAAGCACTATTAAAACAATCAGTAAAGATGCAACTAGCGGAACCATTACAGAGGTAACAACTCTTGGTGGAGCACCAGTCAGTTTATCTGATGGTAACGTAACCCTTACAAACGCCACTCACAGTGGTAGAGTTTTACTTGTGCCAGATGGTGGTCAAGATAATACCTACACACTTCCAGCGCCTATAGCTGGGTCAATGTTTAGATTTGTTTATGCTGGAGGAGCTGCTGATGCAACAGACGCTATAATAATTACTCCAGGAAACACTAATTTTTATATTGGCGGTATTACATTTTTAGATACTGATGGTAATGCAATTAGTTCTGTATTTTCAAATGGCAGCTCAAACAGTAGTATTCAATTTAATGTTCCTGCTGGATTTGATGTTACTATTATGGGTCTAAATACAACTAATTATCAGATTTTTGGTAATGCTACATCAACGACTGCTCCAGCTTTTGCTGATCAATAATAGGAGATATAAATGGCTGGAACAAGATCTGACGTAAAAGCCTTTAATGTAAATCAAGGAGATGCTGCTGCTTTGATAGGACCTGCAAGGTCAAGAATCAGACAGATAGTTATCTTTGCAGATGCGGCGGGTGCTTTAACCATAACAGATGGTAATGGTGGAGCTACACTGATAGCACAAAGTTATCCAACTGGATTACATACTCTCAATATTCCAGACAATGGCATATTAGCTGAGAGTGGTGCGTATTTATCTGCGTTTACTGGTAGTAGCAATAAGTTAACTATATTCTTATCGTAATGGCTAGAAAACCAGACAAGCAACCACCCAAAACTAAAAAATATTTCCGCTCCACTAAGTCTGGAGCGGGAATGACAAAAGCGGGTGTTGCTCGTTATAGAAGAGATAATCCAGGCAGTAAGTTAAAAACTGCTGTTACTGGTAAAGTTAAACCTGGGAGTAAGGCAGCTAAGAGACGTAAATCATTCTGTGCTAGAAGTGCAGGTCAGATGAAAAAGTTTCCAAAAGCAGCTAAAAACCCTAATAGTCGTTTGAGACAGGCAAGAAGAAGATGGAAGTGTTAACTTTGAAAAATATTATTAGTGGTATCGTAGGTGCTGTAACTGCCTCTTTCTTTGTTTGGACTACTTCTACACTTGTAGAAGTTGACAAAAGAACTGCAATCACGGAAGTTAAAGTAAAAGAAAACAACGAAATGATAAAGGTTTTATGGACAGAATTTATAAAAAGGAAAGATGATGGCGATCTCGCGGGGTTCAATGTCAAAACAAATTTCCAAACCTGGAGGTAAAAAGTGGAGTGCCAAGAGGAAGAGAAAAATCGATTGCTCAAGACCTAGAGGGTTTTCTGAAAGAGCACATTGTGCCTCTAAAAAAAGGAGAAGTGGTAAGAGGTAGTCCAGTTAAATACTGTGTGTACTGTAGACATAAAAAATGGTCATGTATTTGTAATAAAAAAAGGAGAGCATAATGCCAAAAGACGCATGTTATCACAAAGTAAAAGCCAGATATAAAGTATTTCCATCAGCGTATGCCTCAGGTGCTATCGCAAAATGTAGGAAAGTTGGCGCTGCAAACTACGGAACTGGTGGTAAAAAGAAGAAGAAAAAAGCCGAAGGTGGTTTGATGGCGGCTATAAAGAGAGTTGACAGAGAGCAGTCAATGAAAGCCAAAGAGGGCAAAGTCGTAAGAATGACCAAACGAAAGTCTAAAAATCCTAACATAGCACGAGGTTGTGGTGCTATCATGTCAAATAGAAGAAAAAAGACAAAGTACGCATAATGGCAGTTAGAAAAACAAAAGCTGGTTTAGCACTTAAAAGATGGTTCAAAGAAGATTGGAAAGATCAAAGAACTGGAAAAAAGTGTGGAAGACAAAAAGGAGAAAAAAGAGGTACACCTTACTGTAGACCAACAAAACGTATTTCTAGCAAAACACCGAAAACAGCTTCAGAGATGACAGCAAAAGAAAAAAGTAGTAGGATAGCACAGAAGAAAAGATTAGGACAACCAGCAGGTGCACCTAAAAGAGTCAAAGCGTTGAGAAGAAAGAAGAAAAAATGACAACTTCAAGCTCAAGAGATTTTAATTTAGATGTAGCAGAACTTATTGAAGAGGCATACGAAAGATGTGGCTTGGAGATGAGAACTGGTTACGATGCCAGAACTGCTAGACGTTCTTTAAATCTTATGTTTGCTGACTGGGCAAACAGAGGATTGAATCTTTGGACAGTTAAGCAATCAACTGTGGCGGTGACTTCTGGAACTGCTTCTTATACTCTCTTAGATGCTACGGTTGTAGACTTATTAGAAGTTGTTTTAAGAAATAGTTCTGGCACAGATTTTACTTTAACTCAAATGAGCCGTAGTGAGTATTTAAGAATACCTAATAAAGACAACTCTGGACAACCGAGTCAGTATTTTTTTGATAGACAAATAAATCCTACAATTACATTGTGGTCAACTCCAGATACTTCTTATACTTTGGTCTTTTATTATGTGAGACGAATAGAAGATGCAGATACTTTAGTTAATACAACTGATGCACCTTTTAGATTCTTACCATGTATGGCAGCGGGACTTGCTTATTACATAGCTATAAAAAAAGCACCCGAGAGAATACAAATACTAAAAAGCATATATGAAGAAGAGTTTCAAAGAGCCGCAGCAGAGGATGCAAGTAGCACACCTCTTAAGTTAACACCTGACATTTCATACTTGAGGTATTAATGGCTAGATACGCAAGTGGAAGATACGCATGGGGATATTCAGATAGATCTGGGTTTCGTTATCGTTTGCGAGAAATGCGAAAAGAATGGAACGGACTTAAAGTAGGTCCAGATGAGTATGAAGCCAAACATCCTCAACTAGAACCTAATTATCCAGGCCCAGACCCAACAGCTTTGTATGAGCCAAGACCTAATCAAGACACAGACTTAACTGCATTTATAGTGTACACAAATACGGGAGATGGTATAATAGGACAAAAGATGACACCGTTTACGGCTACAGCTAGTTTAGGAACAGTAACAGTGAGTACATCATGAGTTTTACTTTAACAACATTAACTGCATCCATACAAGAATGGACAGAAAACGATGAGTCTACATTTGTAGCGGAAATACCTTTCTTTATACAAAACGCAGAAGAAAGAATATTTAAATCAGTAGATCTAGACTATTTTAGAAAAAATGTTACTGGAACCATGACAAGTGGTAATAAGTTTTTAGAAAAACCATCTGATTATTTGGCAACTCATTCTTTGTCATTCGTTAACGCTAGTAGCGAGAATGTTTTTCTTTTGCAAAAAGATGTAAACTTCATACAACAATATACACCAAATCCAGCCACTACTGGATTACCTATTTACTACGCACAGTTTGATGTGGATACTTTTATTGTAGCACCAACACCTAACAGTAGTTTTACAGTAGAGTTACATTATTACTACAGACCAGCATCACTTACGACAGATGATTCGGGAACAACATGGATAAGCACAAATGCACCAGATGCCTTATTGTATGCTTCTCTTGTTGAGGCATATACTTTTATGAAAGGTGAAGCAGATCTTATACAACTATATAACACCAGATACACAGAAGCCTTGAGTAGACTCAAGACATACGCAGAGGGTAGAAACTACTCAGACTCTTACAGAGATGGATTAGTTAGAGTTCCTAAATCTTGACTTCTATAAGATAAAACATATAATGTCTTATATGAAAAATAAAAGTGTTGCTATTGTTGCTTTAGGCAATAGCTTTTCAGAATATATATTAGCAAGAATAAGAAGCGAAAAATTTGATGAGATTTGGACAATAAACTCTATGTCTGGAGTCATTTATCACGACAAGTGTTTTATGATGGATCCTCCTTCTAGATTTTTAGATACACCAAACGCTGGTAAGCAGACAAATATTATGCAAGATAGATTGAAAGAAAAAAAAGGTGTTCCTATTTTTTCTTGTTGTTTAGATGAACGATGTCCAGATGTTGTAGAATATCCTTTGCAAGAAGTAGTTAAAAAAACTGGATATGCTTACTTTAACAACACAGTTTCTTATGCTTTAGGTTACGCTGTTTCACAAAATGTATCTGATCTACATTTGTATGGAATAGATTTTACACACAAAGATGTTGCTTTTGCAGAGGCAGGTAGAGCCTGTTGTGAGTTTTGGTTAGCAATAGCGATCTCTAGAAAGATTAAAATTCACATAGCAAACAGTTCATCTTTACTTGATATGAATGTACCAGACGATCAAAAGCTATATGGTTACCATAGACTTGAAGATCCCCTTGTTTCTACAACAACACAAGGTAGTATGTTAATAACAAGAAAATCAAAATTAGAACCACCAGAACCATTAGATTCAAAGCCTAATTTAATTGGTAGAGACGATATACCTGGTATTAGTTATGAGGAGAAATAAATGTTTAATGTTAATGTTTCACAGATAGGCAGTGTTAATGTTATGACTTCACAAAAAGGAGGATTAACAAATGAACAGATAGCAGATTTAGCTGTTGATAAAATAGCAGGTATATCAGATCAAGCACCTCCTCATGTAAAACAACAAGCTAAATTATTTAAAGAACAACTTAAAATAGTTCTGCATCATTATTTACTCTTGGCAAGAAGAGAAGAAAGAGGTACTATCATTCAAGCCTTAAGATCAAGTGGTCAAAAGGAAACGGCTGAATATATAAGGAGACTTTAATATGGCTATAGCTCAAGCGATGTGCAATTCTTTCAAAAAAGAACTAATGGAAGGTGTGCACAATTTTAAAAACTCAGGAGGCAATACTTTTAGATTAGCACTTTATGCAGAGGGTGGTGGTGGTAAATCATCAACAACTGCTACTTTAGGTTTTGGCACAACTGCTTATACCACAACTGGAGAGGTCGCTAACAGTGGCAGCTATGCTGCTGGAGGTGGAGAGCTAACAAGAGTAGATCCATCTGTTGCTACTTCTACTTCTACTGCAACTGCTTTTACAGATTTTGCTGACATAAGTTTTACAACAGCAACAATTACAGCTATGGGTGCATTAATATATAATGACTCAAGTAGTGGTAATAGTGCAGTGTGTGTATTAGATTTTACATCCAATAAGACATCAACATCTGGAACTTTTACAGTTCAGTTCCCAACTGCTGATGCAAGTAATGCGATTATAAGGATAGCTTAAATTGTCAAATACTACCTTACAAGGTTGGGGTAGAGGCACATGGGGTCAAGGTCCTTGGAATCAACATATTAATGTTGAAATTGTTAACGATGGTAGTGATGGTAACCCACAGATAGTTGGAACAACTGCTTTAGGCTCTGTGTCAGGTGTGCCAGGCATTTTTGTAAATGTCACTGGTGTATCTGCAACCACTGCCATAAGTCAAACTGGTGCAGGCACAGTTACATTTACTGTTACTGTTGTTTCTGGCAATCCTTCCAATCATCCATATTACAATCAAGGATCAACAAACAAGTACGCAATTGGTGGATCAACTGCTACTAGTGATGTTACTTTAAGTATGTATGAAGGTAACACATATAGATTCGATCAAAGCGATAGCAGTAATGATGGTCATCCTATCAACCTTTATGAGGATAAAGACAAAAATACAACATACACAAGTGGTGTAAGTTATAATATAGATGGTTCTTCTGTATCTCAATCATCTTATGTTGACACCACTACTTTTAACGCAGGCACAACTAGATATGTAGAAATAACTGTTCCAGACGGAGCACCTACATTGCATTATCAATGTTATAATCATGCTTTAATGGGTTATTTTGCAAATACCTTAGGTATTCCTAACGTAGCAACAACAACTGGAGCACCAGTTTCTGCTAACACACCAGTGAATATTTCAATGACAAGCACATTGAATAATAATGATGTTGTTGTTACGGCAAGTGTGGATATAGTGGCAGCGGAAGGGACTACTGATTTCTCAGCACAAGCATTAATTAATGATGTTGTCACAGTGCCACAATGTGTGGTATCGTTAACGGGAGTTAGTGCCACCACTGGCACTGGAGAGGAATTAGTATATAGTTTAATAGTTCCAAATCAAACAGCTAACTGGCAAGAGGTCGCATAATGGCAAGTACATTTGTAAACAATTTAAGACTCGAAGAGATGAATACTGGCGAACAGTCAGGAACTTGGGGTACTAAAACAAACACAAACTTAGAACTCATAGGTGAAGCATTAGGTTTCGGTACAGAAGCAATAACGACTAACGCTGACACACATGACACCACGGTGGCAGATGCCTCTAGTGATGCAGGCAGAGCTATGTTCATTAAATATACTGGAACGCTAGATTCTGCTTGTACCATAACAATTAGTCCAAATACTATGAAAAGAGTTCACATAATAGAAAATGGAACTAGTGGATCACAGAATATTATTATATCTCAAGGATCTGGTGGAAATGTCACAATAGCACCTGGTACTGCAAAAGTTCTTTACTTGGATGGTGCAGGTTCTGGAGCAGCCGTCATTGATGCTTTTGCACATTTAGCTGCCGTAGACTTGACAGTAGATGATGATTTAATTGTGTCTGATGATATTACTTTAAAATCAGATAGTGCAGTGCTAGGTTTTGGAGCAGATACGGACACTACATTAACACACACAGATGGCACTGGACTTACACTTAATGGCACAAACAAACTTACATTTGGTGATACGGCTAGTTTTATACAACAATCGGCTGACGGTACGCTAACAATAGATGGTGAAGCAATAATAGACTTAAATGCTAGTACAAGAGTTGATGTATCTGGCGATTTAAAAGTCGGAGATGATTTAACTTTAGGGTCTGATGATGCTGTATTAGGATTTGGAGCAGATACTGATACAACTTTAACACATACAGATGGTAGTGGATTAACTCTTAACTCAACTAACAAGTTGATGTTTAGAGATAGTGCTTTATCTGTAAGTTCTAGTACAGATGGACAACTTGATGTGGATGCAGATACAGAGGTAGAAATTACTGCACCAACAATAGACCTAACTGCATCAACTAAGGTTACAGTTAGTAATGATGTTGAGGTTACTGGTAGATCTGTAGGTGTAACAGTTTCACCAGAAAACGATGGTAGCTTTGATTTATCAGTAAGTAATGATTTTACTTGTACTACCACTGGAACTACTACAATTACATTTACTAATGCTAAAGCTGGACAATCTGGTAATATTAAATTTGTTAATGGTGGTAGCCATTCAATTAATGCTGATACAATGGTAGCAATCAATGCAGATGCTTTAAGCACATTAGGGACAACAGGCACATATCACTTAGCTTATTATGTAACGGCAGATAGTGGGAATGACACCATTTTAGTTTCAGTATCAGGTATATTAACATAGGGAAGTAACATGAGCTTAGTAAAAGCAAATGGTGCAGGAGATCAAGATCTTGGATTTTATGCTGGTGTTGCTACACAGTCATTAAGATTAGATGGTGGTGCTGAAATAACATTAGATAATGCAGGAGCAGCAACAAGCAATAAAATTGCTACCATCTCAACTTGGTTTAAA